ACGCTAATCTAATGATTGCTGCTGAAGAATTATTTGCGGGAAATTCTATTTTAAAAGTTCCATTACTAGCAGTTTTATCTCCGCCGAATGCAATTACACAAACGGCATCAGTTGTTGATGATCCACCGTTTGTTGTTGTGTTATATATTAATGCTCCGTTTGCAGTAAAAGAAGCTGAGCTGTAAGTCACATCACTAAAATCTGTGAATGCAGTTGTGCTTGTTAATCCAACTCCAGTGTTAGTTAAAGTTGCACCACCTGCAGTATATGCAGATCCTGATGTGTTTGTGATTTCTTCTGATGTTGAATAATCTGTAGTAGCAGCACCTAAACTAGCATCACTATCATATAATGCAATTTTAAAAGTGTGACCACCTGAAGATTCAAAACTGTGTTTACCTTGTAAAAGCTCTTGTTTGAAGCTTGAACATATTGCTGATGATATTGCCATAATTTATTCTCCTACGGGTTTGCTGAGTTAATCTGTAAACGAACAGCGCCATCAGTATAGTCATCTCTTCGTCTTCGACCGACTTGCTCTTGAGCAAACTTCTGTACCTCATTTTTATATTTATTTTCGTAAAGTGTCAACATATCTATTGGACCTTTTAAAAAACCATATGCCTCTGATAAACAGCAATATAATAGTCCATTTGGAAAGTTGAGACTAATATAGTTAGTTTGATTACTAGATTCTAAAGTTGCTGGCATTTTATTAAAATGAACTCTAAATCTGTATGTTGTATTAGGTGTAGGCGCTAAAAATATTCTGCCTGATGTCGTATCAGTGTTTCCAGTTGCACCCCCAAAAGAGGCATAATATTTAGGTTGACCTTGAGCTGCCGATGTGCCTGTTATATCTTGATATTCTTGAAGATAAGTCATGTCTTTTTTTTCTAACCATCTATTAGCTCCTGTAATTTCAGATCCTGCAGTATCATATACTTGTATACCTCTAATAAACAAACATCCTGCTGGTGCGTTAATAGATTCTTGTCCAGCAACAAAATTACCTAATTGTTGTTTTCTATCTGCATCAATAGGGATATCTCTCATAATTCTGTATTGTGCGTTAAGAATAATATTTTCTAAAACAGCTGTTGTTAAAACATTTGAATCTGTTTCAGTGTAATTTCTTATGTTTGTTACTAAATCTGAATAACTTATACCAGCCATTATTCTGATCCTTTCTTATGTTTTCTATTTATTTTATCTGTTTTGTGGTTTTTAACTTCTTCATATAAGACAAGATGTGGGTCCTGTTTTTCTGGTACAAAAAAGTTTTTAATCCAATTCCAAATTTTTTTTATCATGCTTCTATAGTTACGGGTCCAACGGAACAACCGTATCCTCCTCCTTTTACATTACCACTTGTAGCAGTATTTGTGTCAACTGTAAAAAAGAAAAAATTATTAGTTATGTAATCACTTGATGCATCTCTTGCACCATCTTTATATCTACCGGTTCTTATTGTATATCCTGCGGCTTTTGCAATATTAGACCCAGATATACCATCAAAATTTTGTGGATTAGAATATGCAAACACTGGATTTGTAGAAGTTCCCGTTCCTGGAGAAGTTGTAGGGGCACCTCTAAATCTGTATGTTGTATTATCTGTTAATCCGTGTCCAGGTGAAAAAACATTTATAATTCTAGAACCTGCTTCATATGTTTCAAAACCATTTTCTGGTATTCTAACAGTAGTAGCTGGTTCTGTTCTATCAGTTCTAACATGTCTTAAAGCTATTGCGTCTGCACCATGTGGTTTTGGCTCTAACTGTGGTTGTTTTGGTTCAAATTCAGATATATGAACAAGTGATCCATTCCATTCTCTCACCATTTCTTTGTATGGAAATTCCATACCAGATCTATCTGATATTGCTTTTGAACGTTTACCTGATGCGTAATTTGCCATTATACTCCTGGGTAATAAACTTTTGGTGTTATGTAAGTGCTAGAAGCAGAGCCATCTTCTGCTAAAGCTCTTGCTAATTCATCTTCATACAATAATTTCATTTGTTGAACTAATTGTGGTTGATATTTTTGTGCTAGATAATATGAAAGTCCTGATACCATACAAGGCACAAATCTAAATGGTACATCAGTTGCATTTGTATAATCACCAATATCTTGTATTCTTTTGATGTAATAAATGTGCATATCTTTTGATCCATTAGTTGAATCAGGTGTTGGATAAACACTAATACTTACATGATCAATAAATCTTTGAACCCAATATTGATTAGGTGTTCCTTTAGAAAGTTTATTAGAAAAAGCTGCATAAGTTGATCTATCAACTTTAGTCATTGGTGAATCAGATTGTGTTGTTTGAGTCCTATTAGATCTTAATTGTGCTTCAAGGACATCGGACATTCCATAAATACCTGCTGGTGTTGATACAGCACTTGTGCCATCATCACTGGATCTAAAAAATTTATATTCTGCTTGTCCTTCAATAAGATCAATATTAGTTTCAGCTATTTCCCAATAGTGAATACCTCGGTTACCCCATTCTTGAAATAAAATATTAAGGGATCGTCTAGCTGATTTTAATTGATAACCAGCTACTGAATTTAATCCAATACGTTCAAAAGCATCTTCTATTATTTCATCAATAGAAAATGTTCTGTCGAACGTTGTTGTTCCCGAGGTAGTATTAGCCATTTAAACTCCTACGTCGCGGTTTCGTAAACTTTAATCCATTCACAAACGACTGTTCCTGTATCTCCTGATGTACAAGCTGGTAAAGTAAGATTTACATCTCCAGTATAACTGCTAGCTTTATTGTTTTTTAAGCCACCAAATGAAGAATAATCATATTCCATTTCACCTGCTAAAGTTTGAAATACTACATCTGATCCGCCCCATATCATTCTAATTGCATCAGCTGGTGCTGTTACAGAAACGTTAAAACTAACTTTATTAAGTCTTACAGTTTTACAAGTTTTACCATTATTTGAATTTAAAGCAGAAACATCAACTATTGTAGTTGTGCTTCCTGTTCCGTCTGAAACCACATTGTAATGTGTGATTAATTTTTTGTCTCCATCAAATACAGTTGTATTTAATACTGTGTCTGCCATGTTGTTGTCCTCCTTTTCAAGAGCGCCTGCATCACCAGGCGCTCCGAGTTAATTATTTATTAGCTTACTCTTTGTTGGATAACTTTTATATAGTCAACCATCAAATTAGTAGTTGTAGTACTTTTTGTATTTGTACCCATAGCTATAGCTAAACCAATGTCATCAGGAACAGTTGTAGCTGAAACATCTTTTTGAGCTAAACCATTATAGTAAACTCTGTAGACTCCAGTTGTACCTACTCCTTCTTGTCCTGGTGGAATGTATCTCCAACCAAGTCTGACTGTGTTGCTTGGAATTTGAGCAGCAGTTGCAGATTGTGTTGCAACAGTAGAGTCAGAGAAAGTTAAAGTGCTTCCGCCTGCTCCATCTAAAATTGTGTGAGATACACCTGCTCCATTTTTTCTAGCAACAAATTGGATAGTAGTAGTGTCTTCTAAGTGAGAAAAACCGATACAGTCATCTGGTAAAGATGCTGGGTCAGCGAATCCTGTGTTAGCTAGACCTACCCAAATGTTAGCTTCAGATACATCAATACTTGCAAAGTTAGTTTCGAATGCAAGATGTTTGTTCTGTTGGTAGTTCCAAACATTGTAGCCTTCAACTAAGTTAACATCATCAGCAGTAGGTGAACCATCGTCTCCTAATACTAAAAATCCATTAGCATAGTTCGCAGCTTGTGTAGAACCGCCAGCTGTTTCTGTTATATTCCAATCACTTGCATTGTATGTAACGAAATCGTTTTGATAAGCAAATTCATTATCATTACCAGTAATGATTGGTTGTTTTGCGTTAGAGAACAAAGACGATGCCTGCATTTTTCCAGGAACGTTTGTTACTCCATCTTTAAAGTGTGTAGTCATATAATCAGCGCCTCCTTAACGCCAGTTATTATAAATAACCAATTATGGTTAAAGTATATACTAGTTTTT